CAGGTTCGGCGGCCTCCTGCTCTTCTGCGCCTTCCTCAGGGGAATCCCCCTCGGTGCCGAATACTTTCCCGTAATCGATTTCGTTTTCCATGTTTTATTCCTCTCTCCCGGGCATCAGGCCCTAATCAGGATCCCATACCGGCAGTTATCCTCTGCCCTTTTTTCTTTTCCCGTCCGTTCTCAGGTCTTCCCCGCGCTTCACGATGCCCTTGCCCTTTTTTCCGTTGTCCTGGAAGGGCGCCTGCACCTGCTGGGCTCCCGTATTCCCGATCCGGCCCGCGTATCCGCTTTTATCCGCCATGCCGCTCACCTCCCCCCTTCTTTGCCGCCGAGCCTTGTGTCCACATATCGCTTCATAAAGACCAGCCCGCGCAGCTGCGCCTCGCTCATGTTGAGGGTGACTTTTCCATCCTGAATCGCCTCGGTGCCCAGGATCACCCCCAGGCCGGTCAGTTCCTGCACCGCGTCCCTGGCCCAGTCCGGCACATCCCCGATTTCCCGGTAGCGGCGCTCCCGGTTCAGCTCCACCTGGGCCAGCTCGTCCCGCTTCACATAGCTTTCCGGGCGCAGACCGCCCTCGTCGCCATTGAGGATCCCTTCCTCCCTGGCGTAATCCAGCGCCTCCTTCGCCCAGCCGGGCGCGGGCTTTTCCGCCAGTCCAGCAAAATATTTCTCAATCTCTCCCCGTGCGATCTTCCTTGCCTCTGCCTCCGTCAAATCCGGTTCCTCCTTTTTGTTTTCCATGTTGTACAGCGGCACGCAGTAGCCGGAAATATAGGAGTTCGAAAGGCTCCACCAATCCCTCCTGCACTGTCCGCCGTTATTGCCCTCGATGGTATGTACGATCCCATCCTCCACGTACTCCACAATCCCCGTGTGGTCGTCCCCGTCGTCGTAAGGGGTGCCCTCGTCCTCCGGGTTCCACTCGTACATGATGATGTCCCCGGGCTTCGGCACATACCCGCTCTTCCTGCTGCGGAAGCGCCCCCTGGCCTCAAACCAGTCGGAGGCCGTGGCGCAGCCCTTGTAATTCAGCACGCTGTCCACGGGCACCCCGGCATGCCGCATGACCCAGGTCACCCAGGCTGCGCACCAGGCCACCCCGTAGGGCAGGCCGATGCCTGTAATGCCGTTATAGTACCGGATGTACTTGTCCCCGCTGGTGGCTCCCAGCTCTCCCCGGGCCAGTTCCAGTACTCTTTCCGGTGTGTTGTCATTCGCCATATGATCTCTCCTTTCGTCTTGCAATGTATTCCGTTCAATGCTATACTGTCTTCAGGGATGGTGATAAGGATGTTGGATCAAAATGATTTGCAGGCAATTGCACAGCTGATCAGTCAGTCAGAAGACCGGATGATGGAAGTCATGCAGCAGCAAAAAGAAGACTTGATGGAAGTCATGCAGCAGCAGGCCGACACACTGATGGGCATGATGGAAACCAAAATTCAAACCAGCCAGCGTGAAGTGATGGTGTTTGTAGAAAACAGCGTGGGCAAGCGGATTGATTCTCTCTTTGACGGCTACAAGCTGACCCATGAAAAGCAGTGGGAGCTGGAGCATCGGATGGAGCGCATGGAGCAACGTCTCTCAGCACTGGAACATAAAGCCGGATAAGCGAGCGTCCCTCTGGGGCGCTTTTTTTATTTTTCCTTCCCGCCTGCCAGCTGTTTCCCAATCTGGTTGGCGCCGGTGGCAGCCAGCCCGGAGACGATGCCCACGGCCGCGGCGGTTAGAAAATCATTGGCCGGGAAGTCAGGCATAAAGAGCATGCCTACGACCCCCAGAATCCCGCCTAAAAGCCCGCAGACAATGGGGATGAGTCCGTTGTTGTCAAAGGGCGTGGCCTTCACCACCACCCCCGCCAGATAGCAGATCACCGTAATCGCCGCCACGCTTCCAATTCCCGTCAGTTCCATTCAAGTTCCCCCTTTGATATGTTCCAGTTCCGAATTGACATCATCCAGCCTGTGATGCGCCGACTTGATGGCATTCTCCGCCACCGCCATGCGCTCCACCACCTGGTTATGCTTTTCCACTTTCTTTTCCAACTGCTCCAGCCGGAAATTGGTCATCCTCGCGCTGCCGAATATTCCCAGCAGGGAACCGATAAACGTCCCCGCCAGGGACAGCAGCGCCACAACTACAGTGCTGTCCGTAACATCACTTCCTTTCTGCTCAGGCTTCAGGGAGAAGCCAGTTCCAGCAGCCCCTCAAATTCCTCCTGCCCCACAATCTCCACCGCCCATTCCTCGGGAATGTTCAGGGGAAAACGCTCCGTTTCTCCCCGCAGCCGGTGGATCCTGTTGTGGTAATAGGCCATCGCCATCACCCGGGCCTTGTGCATGGGGCAGAGGAAGGTGACGCGCCGGTTGGGGCTTCCCGTGGCCTCATAATTGTAGGCGCTGCACCACCCGCAGCCGCTGGCGATGGGACAGCTCAGGCATTTTTCCGGACTCTGGCTCTGGCGGGTAATCCCGTCCAGCAGTTCCATTGTTTTCCGGTCCTCCCGCGTGCGGGCAATCCCCGCGTCCACGTCCCCAATGCGCAGGGGCGGGCGGTTGGGCAGGGACATGGGCGCGTATCTGAGGCAGGGATAAACCGTCCCGTCCACATCAAAGGCCAGCATTTTCCCCGTGCCGCCGCACCAGTTTTGGGTCTCCGTCTCCGGCAGCGGGGTTCCCGCCTCCCAGTCCAGAATAGACACATACATGTCCCTGTACCGCCCCGAAGCTATGAGCCAGTCCGAAAGCTTCTTCAGCTCCCGGTACAGCACCGCGGCGTGAGAAAGCTCCCAGCCCTCCTCATACACGCAGTTGCAGTTGAGCTCCGTAATCCCGAACCTTTCCATCATGTCCCTGCAGGCTGTAAACGTCCTTTCCACGTTGCCCGGGGCAATGGTGAACTTGGTGCCGCTCTGGCCGCGTCTGCACTGGTCGGCGAAAGCCTCCGCCGCCCTGTCGTAGGAGCCGCAGCCCAAACAGTCCCTGCGGCAGCTGTCGTGGGTCTCCTTGTCCCCGTCCAGGGTGATGCCGACGCTGACCCTGCCGTCGTATTTCCTCAAAAACCGCTGTACCGCCGGGTCCCGGTAAAGCGTGCCGTTGGAGGACATGGAAATCATGTATTTTGTGGCCCAGCGGTGGTTTTTCCCGATCGCCTGCGCCAGAAAATAGGAGACGATCCGGTCAATGAGCCCGATTTCCAGCATGGGCTCCCCGCCGATAAAATCCAGAATCAGCCCGTCCGCGTTTTCCGGCGTCACCAGCCCGTCCCCCCGTTCGTCCTCCTGGAAGAGCAGGTCCACACAGCGCCGGGCAGTCTCCTCTGTCATGCGCGCCTCGCTTTTGTTGGTCTCGTAGCAGTAGGAGCACCGCAGGTTGCACTGGTGGGTGACGATGAAGGTCACCGATTTTACCGCCTTTCCCGGATACATCCTGGCGTACAGGTCCTGAAACTGCATCTGGCCCTTAGGCTTGTCCATTGCAGGCCCTCCCCAGTTTCAGCTCTCCCTGCAGGAAATCCACGGAATAGACGGCGCCTTCCAGTTCTTCCCCGGGCACAAGCCGGCACACAAGCTCGTCCAGGGCCATCCGCCAGGCCGCCGCTGCCTGGCGGCAGTTTTTGATCAGCTCCGCCTGCTTTTCCTCCGGCAGTCCGCTTTCCGCCGCCTGGACGCACAGCACCCGCAGCCCGTCCGCCTCATACTTGAGCATCTGCAGGTATGTGCAGACGTCCTCGGGAATGGGAATTCTCTGTTCCTTCCTCTTCTGGTCCATTTTTTTCTCCTTTAAAGCTGCATAAATTCGTTGTTCAGCCGGGTTGATTTTTCAAAGCTGTCTTCGTCCAGCAAAAGGATGTTCTCTGAAATCTCCTGCACAATGCCCCGCACTTCCGGGAAGCGGCCCAGCTGCATAACGGTGTCCAGCGTCCTGCGCAGGAACATTCCCCTGCAGTAGCGGCCCGGCGCAAGCCGCCCGAGCTTTCCGCAAAGCTCCCTGTAAAACTCCTGAAGCTCTGCCGTACCGTCCCTCCGCAGCCCGCGGAAGGCCTCCAGGCAGTCTGCCAGCCCAGCCAGTTCCCCTTCCGGGAGCGCGCCTTCCAGCTCTCCCATCACCGCGGCGCAGGCAGAGTAAAACCGCTGTCTTTCCGGCGGTTTCTCCCCTTCCAGCAGCCCGTACAGGGACAGCGCCGTCTCCTCCAGGAGGAACCGGCTGTCCACGAATTCCAGAGCCGCCGCCTCAGACACCATTGCGGAAAGCTCTTCCAAGTCTTCCGCCGTGAGGGTCTGGGCGTCCTTTGTCAAAATACGGTATACGGCCATCTTGTGGCCCACCAGGCTTGCCTTGTCCAATAATTCCTGAAACATAATTTTCCTCCGTCAATTTCTTATTTTGCCGTCCCGGTGCAGCTGCTGTAGCAGTCCCAGGAGCAGTTCTTGGTGCAGCTGTAATAACAGCTCCCCGTACAGCTGGTACACTCGCCGGAGCAGCTGCTGTAGCAGTCCCAGGAACAGTTCTTGGTGCAGCTGTAATAACAGCCTCCCGTGCAGCTATCAGAACAACTGCCGGTGCAGGTGTTGGAGCAGCTGATACAGCCTCCGGTGCAGGTATTGGAACAGCTGGTACACCCGCCCGAACAAGTGCCTGTGCAGCTGCTGGAACAGGCCCCGCCGCACCCCGAACAGCCGCTGCAGCCCGTATAACATCCTGTGGTGCACCCGGTGTAGCAGGTCCCGGTGCAGCTGCTTTTGCAGTCGCTGGCGCTGCGGTCCGTGATGGAGCGGGTTTTCCAGGCGTCTATTTTTGTCTCCATCGCCTCCTGCCCCTCCCTTGTCAGGGGGCCGGGGTAGACGGGCAGGTCCGCGTCGTTCACCGCCTGCATGGGCACAAGGTTCTTTTTCAGGTGCTCCCCCAGAAGGGGGCCGCCGTCCTGGGGGACCGCCGTAAAGTCATAATCCGTGCCGCCGTAGGCAGCCACGGAGCCGGTGCGGCTGCGCCGCAGCATCTCCGCTCTGACCTTTGCCTTCAGGTTGACCGCGTCTGCGGTCAGCAGTTTTCTGTCGTTTGCCATGTTTTCCGCCTCACAATCTCAGCACGAAGGCCAGGACTTCTCCCATGCCCCCCACGCTGCCTTCCAGCGCCATGCCCACAATGCTTCCCCGGGGAGCCGTCCCCGGGTCCGCCGCCCGGGCACGGC